GAGTACGATTGCCGGAACCTTCTCGACCTCGGAATAGTCCTGACTGGTTGTGACCGCCACTTCCGGTTCCCACAGGAAATCAACCCACACGGTCTTGCCCTGCGCGATGGTGGATGTGAGCGTGATCACCTTCGTGCTCGGGGTGTAGGTGTCCAGCAGATCCGTGAGGTGGTTCGGATCATCCGTGTCGTTGAACACGGCGTCCACATCTACGATATTGTACGGCGTCTCGATTCCAAGATCGTCGAGGTCGAAGGTATCCGTTGTGGTGGCTGCGGTGAACGGCACACGCGCTCTCGGTCGGACACCATCGCGCAGCGCTGGAACCAGAGAGCGATAGATGATATCCTCCTGGAACTCGATCGCCGAAGCGTAGAGTACCTTGATGGCCAGGACCTTCGGCGTAGCCACTTTATCGGTGGTCTTCAGATTCAGGATCACCTGCAACTTGCGTTCCGTAACCGGATAGGTCCCGATATTGGCTGCGACTTCCTCCTCCGTGTTCCAGTCGCTAGCTCCGGCAGCGACCCACGCAGCCCCGCTCCAGTACCGGTCTGTCGTCCCGTCAGATATCTGGTAGCCGACGCTAGTGACCTGCACCGTGTTCACTTTCGTGTGCAGTACTTCAGCCTCGAATCCGATCCACTGCTTGACGCTCTCCGGATTAGAAACCCATGTCTTCGCGTAGAGATCCGAGGTCAGCGGATACCCATCGGAGCCAGCTTTCAACTGTAGCCAGTGCTCGTCCGGGTTCAGGCGCACGTCTGTCCCGAGCGTGATCTTCGCCCTCACGTCCTCTGAGAAACGGAACTCCTTGATGAGCTTAAGCAACCTCATCTCGCCAACTCCCGGAGTGTCTTTGCTATAGCCACTTCCCAGTTACGTTGCGCTTGCTTATGCAGCGCTGGATCGTCAAACGCGATCTCGATGAACGGCCGTTTCGGGTTGATGATCGCTGGCTTCTCAAGCCTTCGCCACGGACCCTTGAAACGCTCCCACAACTCGGCAGCGCGACCAGTAAGATTCAAATCCGGGCGGTGCTGTTTGAGCCAGAGATAGTAGAACATCGCACGCATCTTCTTAGTGACTGTGATGACTACCCGTTCGTGCACTGTCATCGCAATGTTGTACAGCTTGTCCATCTTGAGCACACCGACGAACGCTGTGAAATCGTCGATCAGTTTGTGCGTGATTGCCTGCCTCATGTCGCCGGTGTCGACAAGCGGTCTCTTACCCGCGCCCTTGATTGCCACGGATAGCTCGGCGTTCGGCTTGACATCGCCTTTTGTAATCGCTTGACGGATGCCACGCACGGCCAGCAGCGCGTTGATGCCCGTGGCACGACGCATGTGTTTGCGTGAGGTGGCACGAAATACCCGTGGATCCAGTGCCCTCTTGAACTCCTTCCACTTACCAGTCTTTTTGAAACGAGTGCGCGCCATCTCAAGCCACCCCGCGCGTTTGCTTCGCTGGCTGCCTGTCCGAAAAGTGGGCCTTGACCAGAGTCGGTCCGCCCGCAGAGGGATAGTGTGAATTAAATTCCAAGCGATCAACGTACAAATCGCAGTCAACATCGCCGAGCTGCTTGAAGCAATCGTTATCCTGTAATGTCACACCAGCGGCTTCCAGATCAACACGCCGGAACAGCACGTAACCGACTGCGCCCTCGCGCGGTCCACCCTTAGACGGCTCCAAGCCCAACTGTGTTCCCCATTTCACCTGACCGGGTATGACTACGATGGTTTTCCTGGCGGCGCCCTGCGCGGGCTCTCTAGCGTCCTCGTCGTAGTACGTACCAGCCCTGTCTATTTTTTCTACGTACACATCCACGGGGTGTAGCAAGCGAGGCAGGGTCATGACTTTCTCCTCGCATTGTAACGCAGAAGCCCTTCTCGAATTTTTGTCTTGCTTTCCGCACTGTGCCGTTTCCCTCTGTGAGACAGGCTCATTTTCTTTCGCGTCGCGTCGCTGTGCTTCTTTCCTAAATGTGCTCTGCGGATTTTTTCCCGCGTCTCGGTGGAGGTCTCGTGAGTCAGGCCCATGTGAGCAGCAGCCATATTGGCCCGGGCTTCTTCTGAATGTTTCCTACCGAGATTGGATTGCCGCAGCTTTTCGATGGTCTCGGGGCTTACGATCTTGCCCCGATGAGCGTCGCCGATTTTTCTTTTGGTGGCATCCGTGTGTTTACGCCCACGATGAATTTTGCTTAGCTTCGCCTTTGTCTCCGCGCTGTATTTTTTACCCAGATTGGCTTGGCGCAACTTCTCGCGTGTGGCCGCAGTGACTTCATGACCCATCTGCGATGCACGAAGTTTTTCACAAGATTCCTTGGACCATTTGGTACCCTTGAATCTTCCCTTGATCTTAGCCTTTTGTTCCTTAGTCCACTTGTAGCCTCGACTCCCGATCTGCCCGCCCTCCACTGCGTTGGTCAATTTGTTACCGATCTCTTTTTTGAGATAGGCGATCCATGCCCTTTCGGCATCTCCAAGTGTTGAGGGACTGAGATGTTCTTCGAGAACCTCAATCCCGTACTTCAACCCAGCATCGCGGAGGTTTTGGATCCAGCAGCTTTTGTGGTCCTGTCCCTTGCGGTACCAATGGGCACGGGCGCGTACGTGTCCAGTCGTGCTCATACCAATATACCGGATCAATCCGCTACGAGGATCGGTCAGACCGTAAACTATGTATTTGCTCATGCTCATGTGTACGACCATGCGACTGGCGACGCCACCCCGAGTGGCGCACGATATAGAGTAATGATGTCCAAAATCTCCGGATCGCTCGTGATGCCGCTCAGCCCCGGCTTGCGCTCTCCGAACCCGCCGCCAGCCGGCTGATAGCGGATTTCATGTCCGTCAGTTTTTTCGCTCAAGATTGCACCCAGCGCCGACGGGGATGGCGTTACAGCACCGCCACCATACATCGGGCTCGTCAGCTTCTCGATAACCAGTTTGATCAGGGCGCGTACGATTGCGTACGGAACGCCACCACCGACCATTCCATAAGCAGCGAATCCAGTATCGGCTACTGTCTCCGTGATCGCCTGGTTCCCGGTGGTGCCGCCCGCGTCGTTCTCCAAGCGAAGAAGCCCGCCGGTCTCGATGGTGCCCGCCGTGATGTCCAGCGCAGCGGCCCCGTTGATCGCGGTCTTAGCCGTGGCCGCGACTTCGTCCGCCGTGGTATCGCCAGACACATCCACGCGCACGTTCGTTGCATCGTATCCGCTAGGCGGTACGTAAGATCCAGAGACATCGAAATAGAACGTGACTGCCGGATTCGTGCCGTCGGGGAGCACGAAGGTCTCGCCATCGACTAGTTCCGCCTTCGTAACGAACTGAACGGCACCATGCGCCGGGATACCGTCTTCCACGTAACCGAACGCGCCTTTCACTTCCTGGTTCTTTCGGCCGAGATGAAACTTCAGACGTCCGTAAGTGAGTGGAGCTGTATAGATGTCTCGCACAGCATCAGGGCTAACCAGCGAGATCTTGGGATTCCTACGATTGTCTGGGTAGGACTTTTCGGAGTAGACCTTGTACAGGCTGGCGTCAAGCGCGGCGGTAGAGCCGTTCAGTTTCAGATGCTCTACCGAGATGATCGGCACGCCGAAGAAGAGGGTATCAGAATCGTTGCCATCGAGCAGGAGAGTGAGCGTTCGTGACTCAAACCACTGCCGACATGCTCTGTCCAGCAATTCCTGCCAGGTTCGGATGTAGTCCACGACCTTCTTGTCCGGATACTTCGTGATATCCGTCAAGCCCTCGTCGCGAACGTCCTGCACTGTTACGTAGGCGCCCAATCAGACGGCCCCCTTCCAAAAGTCGTCGGCCAGCCGCTTCCGCAACTCGGCTCTCTTGGTCCATGATGTCTTTCGCTCGACCTCCGTCGCGCCGCCGAAGGTGAACACTCCGTTCGCACCTCGCGTGTACGAAAGCTGGTAGTGCGTGCTCGGATCGTGCAGCTCATCCTCTTTCGTGAACCAGTTTATGCAGGCCACGATTCTATCGGCGTAGACTTCGTTGATCCAGAGATGCCGAGGCTTCTTCGGAAGTTCCAACCCCTTGAAGTGCTCTGTCAGAGCGCGGTCCATCTTCTCGTTGAACTCGCCGATCGATTCCTGATTTCGTAGAGGTAGGTCAGCCTTCTCGACCATTACCACCGTTCCGACCTGAGCTTTTTCGGTTTCGTCGTTCACTGCCTCACCTCTGTTCCGGATCGAATCTGCGTCGTCCCGGCTTTGAGAGTGCGATACGCACGTTTGCGATCTGCTCCCGGTGGACCATTACCGACAGCCGCACGTCGTCCGCGAAGCACAGCAGCCTTTCTCCGCCCTTGTTCCTGCGCCCATTGTTGACGACTGGCTCGGCCGTCAAGACCACCTGACGAAAATCCCCTGGACGCGGAAGCGAGTACGTTATGCCGTTGTGAGAAACGGTCAGGCCCGTGATGGCCTCCCGAAATGCCGGGTCTTTCAACCTCTCCAACCATGAACGCGCTTGCTCCTCGTCCTCAAGATCGATCTCCACCGTTCGTCCGTCAGCGCTGTGAACCCGGAGCACCTCCGAAGACCTCCAGCCCGTGCTTCAGGCTGTCAGAGCGAGAGTCAGTCTTCCTTCTCGCGGTTGCTGCGCCGACGCCGAGAACGCGGTCTCGCCTCTTCCGGTGTTGGTTCGACTGCCTTGGGCTCCGGATCCTCGGATAAATCCGGAGGTGCGGCTGGTTCGGGCTCGGACTTTGATGTGGGAACGTCCGCCAGCTTCTTGCTGAGTACTCGGAGGTTTCTGGCCGTGTCCGGACGCTGGTCAAGAATAAAGCGGAACTCGTCGTCGGTAATCCATGTCGCGGAACCAGGCCGGAAGTGCAGAGCGCCCTTCACGGAACGCTTCGCGCCCGCAGGGAAACCATCCACCTGTTGAGGGAAGGAAGTCTCTTTCAGTTGTACGAGAACTTCGCCCATTTCGCTCACCTCTACGGCTTGGCCTTCCTTCTTGGTCTACCGCCCTTGTTCACCGACTCCGGCTTCGTTTCCGCAGCCTTGGCAGAGGCGGATTCAATCTCCGCTTTCCGCGCCGCCTCCTCCGCTTCAAGATCCGTCATGGTGAAGAACCCACAGTTGCGCACCAGCTTGATCAGCTCGGGATCGGTCAAGGTCTGGGGTGTGCCCCTCACGAACGATGGTCCGTTGCGAAAGGAGTACGACGAACCTTCTTTTAACTCTGCTCTCACTCGTGCCATCTTGAGAAACCTCCTGTTTCCAATCGATAGCGTTTCAGATTTTCAAAAGCATCCGGTAGCTACTACCTACTAGATGCTGCTGCCGATGTTGATCCCCTTGACCAGCGCGGTGTCCTCCTCGAACTCGCAGGCAACCGACGCATGAATGGCGTATTGGTCAAGACGGGCGAAAATTCGGCGGTCACGTTCTATGGAAATGCTTGTATTTATTGCAGAAATGTAGTTCATATAGTGTGTTAGCACGATCTGCGGGTTCGCCTTGTACGTGACCTTCACGGTCGCACCGGATCCGATAGTGCTTCCGCCTGCTCGTGCGATCGTACCTGCGGTGTAGTCCACCACGTAGTCGGTGTCCTCGGTATATGCGTCTTCCGGAGTCGCGCCCAGCGTCGAAGTCGTCACGACCACGCTGCTAATCGGGCCGTAGCGCAGGGCCGTGGCAGCGGTACCGGTCAGGACCACGTGCTCGACTACCGGCGGCAGGAGGTCCAGCAGCGGGACTTCCACCAGCGGGATGCCTAGGGGTGCGTGCGGTGCGCCGCCGGCCGTTGCATCGCCGAGCGCGGTCGACCGCGACGCCAGCTTCTCGTAGTAGAGGCTGGCCAGATCGGGCGAGATGAAAAACCGGAGATCTCGTTTGTTGCGCCGGAACTTCGTCGGCATCTTTCGGACCATTCCGCCGAATACGGAAATGCCTATGTTGGCTCCCTGCGCGTCGAACGAGTTCCCGCCGTCGGCCAGACGGAACCAGCCGTCGAACAGCGCCATGAGCGAGTCTTTGCGGTACCTGGTGGCGTCTGCGCCGCCTGGGTAGTTGCTTTCGAGGATGGCGTGTCCGTTGGTATCGCCGTTGATGTAGAGTTCCTCCCAGTTGTTGGCGAAGGCCTTGGCCATCATTTTCACCACATGGTCCGCCACATTCTCCTCGATGCTCCGCTCCTTGAAGAGATCGCCGATCTCGAAGGGCACCATAACCGCCTTGGGGGTCAGAGTGACCTTGGAAGTCGTGACGCCGATCCTTACGCCCGGATCCGTCGCTTCCGTGAACGGGACCATGACGCGTGCGCCGACTCCGATCTTGTCGATGTCCAGTGCTTCGTTCCGGAAGCGCTCGATTCTCGCGTTGTTCTTCAGGATCGTCTCGTCCACCACGTAGTCGATGAATCGGTCGGCCTGCTTGGGGTTCAGCTTCCCAGACGTTGCAAGGGTGTCCAGCAGGATCGCTGCCTTGCGCAACAGTTCTTCGTTTGAAATACCGCCCATGGTCTCCTCCTCCTATTCTTAGAGAAAGTTTGTTATCCTGTGCTACGAGGCCAGATGAGTCTTTCAGATCACGCCGCCCCAGAACCCATCCTCCTCCTTCTTCTCAACTCGTGCGGCTGCGGTGCCGTCTTCGATACCTGATCCAGCCTTCCGCTCCTTCACCACTTCTTCTAGTTGCTTGGTCACATCGGCGAGCTGCTTGCGCAGCTCCTCGACTTCGGGTTCCAGCTCCGACTTCTGGGCACCAACGGCCTGGACCCCTTGGGCTGCGGGCTCTGCCGCACCCGTGAGCGCCTTCAGCGCATCACCGAGCGCCTTTCTGGTATCCTCGTCTCCGACTTCGCCCAGCAGCTTGATCATCTGCAGAGCCGTGTCCTTGATCGCGCCGATTCTTGAAGCGGTGAACTTCTTCCCCTTGCTCACGGCCTGGCCCTTGACGATCACGCTCCCATCATCCATGACTTGTACCGCGGGGATCTCCGCATCCGCGCCCGGATCAGCCACATCGTCAGACTTCTTGGCAGGCGCTGGATACCCGCCAGCGCCACCGGCAGCGCCCGGCTTCGGGTACGGATATTGACCGCCCACGACTTTGTTCAGGAAGGACACGACGCGCTTGATCGCCGACGCGAGATCTGCGGGCACGGCCTTCGCGACCTCGTCCTTTTCCGCTTCCGGGATCGGAAGCTTGCCGTTGGCGGCCTTGGCCATGAACTCCGCGACGCTCTTGATCGCCTTCTCCAACTCCTCGGTCAGCGCCTTCTTCGCCTCCTCTTCCGTCGGGATGTCCTCGGCCTTGCCAACCGGCTTCGGGTACGGGTATTTTCCTCCGACCACCTTGCCCAGGAAAGTCAGAACCCGCGCGATGGCCGGACCGGGCGCGCCCTTCATGCGCGAAAGGCGCTTCATCCACGCCGATACATCGCGGATCGCCTTGGCCAGATCGGCTGGTAGCGCTTTTGTGATCTCCTCGTTGTCCGACTCCCAGAACGATCCTGGATCGCCCTCGGTTTCGGGCAGTGCCTTTTCGACTTCGGCGATGCCCTCGAAGATAGGCTTGAAGTCTCCGCCATCCTCGTTCTTCAGCAGTGCGTCCACTTCCGCTTGAAATGCGCCCATTTCTTCCTCCTTGAGTCGTTTGATGATCAGAAATTTACGGAGGTTCGCTGCGCGATCTACCAGCGATACCTCCCGAACGTCTACGTCGAGAATCCTGCGTGGGTTGTCCTTATCGTTTTCCGTCTCGCCCATCCGACTAACTCCCCTTTGGAACGCAAAAACCCCGGACGGCTTATGCCATCCGGGGTCCGGTTTTCTCCGATACCTCGTTTTTTTGAGTCGTCTACTTGTTGCCTAACTCGCTCCCCAGCTCTTCTAGCCGCGTCCAACCGCGACTCTCGTTGACGTAGACGACTTTGCCTGCTTCAAATTTCAAAGTAACCTGACCGAAAAAACCACGCTGCTTCAGGCTCTCAAAGTACAAACCTAGAAGATTGCATTGGGTCTTTCCGTTCTCATGCCTCAATTGTGACAAACTGTTGTTCTTGCTGTCAAGAGATTTATTTTTGTTCATATTACGGTTGCCACTCCCTGAATAGAAAATCCGGTGATTTCCCCCTTCTTCACCTTCTTCCATAGCGTGTCGTCGTTAATCTTGTTCGACATGAGCCACGTACCCTTTGTCACCTTCTGATCGCCGAGTTTGAAACTCGTTTTTGCTATCCAGGACTCGACCAACTCCACGCCTATCTCTCCGAACATCGTGTGCAGCACCCCGAGCTGAGTCTCGCGGTTGTAGCTCGCCAGAAACTTGTGTGCTGCGCGCTCGATGGCCTCAGCATCGATTGTATCGCCCTGCGCGTCCACCTCGTCCGGTTCTAGGACTATGCCGGTGACGATTCGCTTTTCCTTGTCCACCTTCGCGATCACGGTCTCGTTGACGAACGCCGCTTTGAATACCTCTGCCATTTCTCCAGCCTCCTTCTTCACCTCCGGACCCGGGACAGAAGGCTGCCACAACCAGTCGCCGTCCGAGCGCTTAGCCTCGTACAAGCCTTTCAGTAGCTCGCCCTTGATCTGCACCTTCAGAAACTTGTCGCTGTAGGACAGGACCGAGGCTTTTCCGGAATCCAGGATCTCGATGTTTGAAGGCGTGGCCTTCGTCGGGTTCAGATAGTGACTCGGCTTGATCTCGCCCTCGAATTTCATGCTCTCCTTGTGCGGATCGTCCTTCACGTCCGCCGCGAGCCGCTTGTTGTCCAGCGGGTTCAAGTACATCTCGACGACGATCAGTTCCGGTCGACCAACATCCAGCCGTAGGTGCCAGAGCGTTCGGGACGGACCGACGCGGATCTGGATCGGACCTCGCCAGGTCTGCTCTTGAAGCACGAATCGTGCGTCGAGCATGCTGGCCTTCGTGGTTCGCCGCTTGTACGGCGCGGTGTAGTCGATCTCCACGTCTTTCGCCTTGATCGCCAGTTGCAGCGCGTCACGAGTCTGCTTGGCCTTGGCAGCTGTCTTGCTTTTCCAGTAGCGGTACTCGACCGGCACCTGCTTGCGGATAGCCTTTGGCAGCGCTGAGATTCCCACCGGAGGCATCCAACCTTTTTTTACGGCGTCGCGGTCGAGCACATAGGGAGTCTGATCGTCTGGACGGATACACAGCCAAACAGGTCCAGGCAACTCAGACTCCTCTGAAGGTGGGAGTACCGCTTTACTCAGCACCTCGCCTTTCAGGTTTTCAGGTAGATCCTCATCGTCTGGAGTGCCGTCTTTCTTCAACCGAAGCTGGCGGAAGAAGATCCGGTAGTTGAGCGCCTTGCCGACCATTGCATACTCGTGGAGCCAAACTTTTTGAGCCAAGTATTCAGCCTCGCCCTGGTCCACGATCTGGAACACGCCAGGGAACTCTCGCGTCCCTCCCACGGGTGGCGGCTTGCCCTCCTCAGGCATCTTAGTGGCACCTTCGACATTGAGCCAATCGTACGGCTCCGCTGCCTTCCGAACCGAGTTGATTGAAGTGCGAACTGGCTCTTTCACACCGCGCTTGCGCCTCTTCGCCCACTCTCCGGTGTTCCAGTTGATCTTGGAAATCTCATCCATGCGCGTTCGGCTCAGCGCCCGAGCCTGCGATAGCTTGGTGACGGGTTCTTTGATCTCTCCCTTGATGCCGGTGAGCAACGTCCAGCCGATTAGCAGACGCTTCGGTCGCAGTACAATGCGGAGATCCGAATGCATAGATTTTCCGCGAAAATGATGCTGCACAGAATAGGCATAAGGCGCCTTGTCTTCGTCCGGGATCTCCATGTACGGATCGGCTTGTTTCTCTACCGCGCGGGTTGGGAGGTATTCGATGTTCCCTTCTTCGTCGATCTCCTTGACTTGGAGCACGAGGTTGCGCTTCGCGCGTGCCGCAGCCGAATCAACGGTATCAGTCTTGTCAGTCCACGGCCCGATCACACGCGGCACCCAGACGGACATGCGCTCGCCCTCTGGCTTGCGCTCGATGTTGATCGTCTCTCCCTCGATCAGGATGGGATCGCCTTCCGCGAAGTCAAGCTTAGTCGCGAAAGTGTCGCCTACCGGAGTGACTGTCTTCCCCTTCACCTGAACGGTCTTGATCGGCTTCGCCTTCCCGGGTAGCACGCCATATTGGTAGACCCAGACTCCGCCCTTAGTCTTCTCCCGTCCGAGAACGATCCCGCGCACTATGCTGGAGTTGTGAAATTTGGTCCAGAGATCGAGCGTCACGACCTTGAGCGGGTATGGGCTGTCCGCCTGCTTCGCGACCACGCCTTCCGACCCTGGCAGCTCGCGGATCTTGCGGACGGCGCGTTCCAGTTCTTCCAGATCATGGGCCTTGGTTCCTGGTACAGCATTCAGCCTGTGTTTCAGATCCGGAGCACCCATGGTGCTCTGCTCGACTCCCAGCTTCCCAAGAAGCTCCAGTCTGCGGAACACCGGCCACTTGTGAACGTCGCCGTCCTCGCCGTGGTAGAGCACGTCGAACACGTTGGTCACGACGTTTGAGTCGTCTGGCTCGTCCTTTGCATGCAGGTAGCCAGCTATCGCCTCGCGCGGGAGGTGCTGGCGTCCCTTCCACAATTCGATCTCACAGTCGAAGACCAACTTGTCGACCTTGAGTTTTCGGATCTCCTCGACCGTCTGCGGAAGCCTCGCCGTGTTGTCCTCGCCGTCTTCAGAGAAGATCTTGACCGTGTCGCCGTCCTTGTGGACCTGGTGGCGGGCACCGTCAAATTTTTTCTGGACATGGGTCGGGAGCCATTCATCGGCTCGTTCGCGGTAGAGCGAAAGAAAGCGCTCAATGGTCTGAAGTTCCTCCGGGAATGCTGGCCGCGTCGGCTTCGGCTGATAGAAGAACTCGCCAAGGGTGAGTTTGTCGTTCTTCTCGGCGCGCTCGGCCTGCACTAGGAACTTCCCAGTGGGGTCGCGTGACACAAGGGCGACGGACTTCTTCACCGACCGCAGGCTGCTCAGGAAGGCCTTCGCGACGGCTGACGCGAGCGGCACCGGCACGCAGTCGCCGAGCAGCCCCCGGACCCCCGTCCATGTGCTCACGGCGAACTTGTATGAGTCAGGGATGCCCTGGATGCGGGCCGTCTCGCGGAGCGTGAGCCAGCGCTTCCCACCCCAGTGAATGAACGCGCCCTGCGCGATCAAGGTCGGCGCCGGCTTGTCCGGGCTCCGGATCAGGACGTCGCCCTGATGAATGGATGACAGGCGCCCAGCCCGGAGTTCCGCCTCTGGGCTTTTGCCCTCTCGTAGGATCTGGACGAAGAGCTTCAGCCTGTCTGACAGCGGAGGAGGTGCAGAGTGAAGTCCCTCGCCTCCGGGCGGACCGAGCCCGCTGAGCACGTCACGGACGGAGCGCGGCCGGGAGCGAGGCACCCCGTCCTGCTCTGGTAGCTGACCGCCCTTGACCCCAACGAAGAACGCGCGCTGCCTGATCGTCGCGGCACCATGTTCGCTTGCCCTCAGGACCCAGACGGCGGTCTTGTAGCCCAGCCTCTCAGCGCGCGCCCTAGCCCGCTTCCAGCGCTCTGACTTCACCGCGCCCGGCACGTTCTCAAACACGAAGCCCCGCGCGCCGAGGGCGACCACGAGGTTGATCGCATAGTTGATAAGACCCCTCCTAGAGTCGTTCTCCTTCGGGCTGAAGCGGTTGATCGCTGAGAACGGCTCACAGGGCACGCCGCCGACTACGATGTCCACGCGCCCGATCGCCTTGCCGATCTCGGGGATGCTGAACTTGCGGCAGTCCCCGAGAAGCACTGCGGCGTCGGGGCGGTTCATTGCGAAAGTGCCCGCGGCTGGCCTCTCCGATTCAACGCCGAGAACGGAGACGCAGCCCTCCTTCTCGAAGCCGATGGAGAGCGCCCCCATCCCGCAAAAAACGTCCAGCATCCTCAGTTTTTCTGGCATGACAAAAGTCCTTGACGCCGCGTCTCATGACGCGATAGGTTGCGATCATGACCCGTGAGGAGAGATCGAAGCACATGGCAAAGATCAGGGGCGATGACCTCAGGCCCGAGACGGCGGTCGCCACCGCCTTCCAGAGGCTGCGACGTCGACCAGAACGGAACGTGGCCGACCTGCCTGGCCGCCCTGACTTCGTGCTCCGCCGGTCGCGCGTCGCGGTGTTCGTGCACGGCTGCTTCTGGCACGGCTGCCGGGC